AAGCATGTTACAGTCTGACGAAGAAATAGAATCAGAGCTTACAAACGATGTAGAAAACGCACAGGATCTTCTTGCAAATAGAGAACTTTCAGAGTTGAAAGACATTGTAGCAGATGATAACACAGATCCTCGTGATCCTATTGACAATCCTGACGCAATGGCAAACTATCTTGAAAGTCTTGAGCGTAAAGTAACAAAGCTTGAGAGCTTGTATATACGTAGAAAGCTACGTAGACGATAATTTGTTTAGGAGCTATGTATGTCAAAGATAAAATTTAATCTAAAATCAGTTTGCTCTATAACTATAAAAGACGCAAACGGAAAAGCATATCGATTAAAACAGGGTACCAATACTTTAGAGCTTGATACAGACGACTACCTTGCACTAACAAAGTCATTGGGATTAAAACCAACGCTTTTGAGAAATAAACAACATACGCCTAAACAAGTTGCAAAGCCTGCTGCAAAAACTAACGACATGCAAGATCAGCAACCTAAACAAGAACTACAAGTCGATAATGCACCTTCATTAGAGTCAGATAAAGTCGAAGAGATTGTAGAGTCAGTTAGTGAAAGCACAGCTGAACCTACTGATGAAGCAAAAGAGCAAGAGCCTACTGAATCAGTTGACGAAGTAAAAGAGCCGATTGAGGATACTACAGACACAGAAGACGCCGCTCACACAGATTATTCTACATGGACTTATAACGAGCTTAAAGCCGAATATAAGAACATAACAGGTAACAACTGCAGACTAAAGAAAGGTGAAATTATCGCGTTCTTACAGGAACACGAAAATGTTTAATCGATCTCAAATATTAGAAACTGTAAAAACACGTTTGGGTTATCCTGTTATAGATTTGGCTATGACTGACGATATGATTTCAAAGCAAATTGATTTTGCAGTCAGTAAAATAGTTCCATATCTAAATAACGTAGAGGTATTGACAGCACACGGAAAGGTTGTAAAATTTGATCATAAAAAAGTTTACGCAGTTATCCGTGTTACCGATGCCACTGATTCAGAATCTGTTGACATTGATAAAGCTATCAATTATGGATTCTACATTTCAAACAAAGCACACTCATTGATAGACTACTCTGTTTGGAATTATTATGTAGACTCTGTACAGTCTGATTTAAACCCAATAGGATTTCGTCTTATAGGCGATACACTTTATATAGACGGCGGTAATCCACCGTGGTCAATAGAAGCCATCACAGAAAACTCTATCAATACTATGACAGAAGACTATGTAGATTGGGTAATTGACTATGCTGTTGCACTCGTAAAGTGTGTAGAAGGTGAAATCCGATCAAAGGTTAAGATTACAGGCTCACCTATTGAGACAAATGGATCTGAATTAAAATCAGAAGGTATAACAGAGAAAAAAGAGTTAGAAGAGAAATTAGGAACATCACTAGGGTTGTTTTACGCAACTCGATAAGATATTTATTTATTATAGAGGTGAAATATGTTAAGTCGTACAGATGAAATTAAAAACATTATGCGCCAACTTCGTGATTCAAATGTAAAAAATGAATCCGCCACACATCCTGTAAACGAAGATACCGAAACAGAGAATGATGCTTCTGAAGCTGATCTTGTTCTTGCTCGTTTAGAAGATATTCTTGCTCGATTTGAAAAAGTTATCGCTGCTGCAACAGGAGAAGATGAAGAAGAACCTGCTGAAGACGAAGATAACGCAGACGAAGATGAAGAACCTGCTGAAGACGAAGATAACGCAGACGAAGATGAAGAACCTGCTGAAGACGAAGATAACGCAGATGAAGATGAAGAACCAGCTAAAGAATCATATCGTGCTTCATTAGAAGATCGTATCGCGGCACTTGAGCGTCGATTCACAGAATCACGTAGACGTCAGCTATGCAAAAGATTCACTCGCTAATATATCCATAAATAATTTAAAGGGTAGTATGTAATATCTAAAATTACGTACTACCCTTTTTATTTTGCTAAATACACAGAGGAATTACAGCTTGAAATACATTCTATCGCCGTATGATGATGAGAACTTTAACGAGTATCTTTTAATGTATATAAAGAAGCAACTAAAGAAAAAGTGCAAAGTATTTACAAAAGATGACGAAAGTCGAAAATATTATCTTGAAGAAAACTCAAAAGATTATTACACACCTGATGACATTATAAAGTCAATCGCTCTTATAGGTAGGACTATACGATTTACAAATCAGCCATTGATAAATCATGCAGTCTACGATTTAAGTCAACGATTTTGGTACGACACCTTTAGAGATATAAATAACATTATAAGAAAGCTGTATCTTGAGTTTAAAAGATTCTCTGAAGAGTTTGCTATACAGCAGCGAAAGCTTTCGCATGAGAAGCGAGCTTCAAAGCGCATACAAGGAGCTAAAAAATGACATCTCTACTTTATAGTGATAAAGAGTATCATCTTATTCTTAAGCAGATATCTGAAGCCTATAAGTTATTCGGACTAGACTGTACTCTTTACGACATTTCTAGTTCAAATATGTACCTAGACGACCGTACATTAAAGCAAGGCGTGCCATACAAAGTATTATTACAGGAGTATGTAGACACTCGTTTACTTGCTAATCTAAAGTGGAATACGCTTGACGCAAATAGAGAGTCATTTTTAGCACTTGCACCTATACAGCTATGCGATAGAAAGTATAACCTTCGTGAGTTTAATGTGATAAGATTAGCAAATGGCGACACTTATCAAGTTCGCGAAGTAAATAGCGCGTACTTATTAAACACTCACTACGTATTAAGACTAATATCGTACAAAGACGAGCAAAATAGGCCTCGCGTAGAAAAGCAAATGAAAACAAACTATCTTGTAACAACAAGAGAGGAGTTTGAGTAAGCCATGATTGACTGTAGAGACTATGATATAGCTTTAGTCGAGCGCATAAAGACGTTCTATAAAAATACTCATTGGATTATGCGCCCAAACTTACCGCTGCAAGAGATACGAGATAGAAAAGTATTAAACGGTGAAGATATTGACTTTCCAATAATAACAGTTAGACGTACAAACTGTCCTATTTTCTCAAAAGAATACAACTCGTGGTCACGCGGCAACTCAGGCCAATCTTATTATACAGGCGATATAAAGATTTCAAATAATAGGTTGCAAAATACAGATCCTGAGCTTGCAAGCACTATTCTAAACGCAGGACATAGCGATGCTGTATCAGTAGTTAACTCTACATTTGATTTGACATACTATATAGACGTTATATCGTTAGAACGTGATAACTTTGACACTATAATGATAGAGCTACAAGAGAATTTATTTAGAATTCCATATCTTGGATTTTACAACTTAAAATCAGATGGCTCTATTGATAAGCTCGTTAAGGATCAAGCTTGCCATTTATTAGTAGAGGAAGTTGAGGATACATCTGATTTAGAAAACTTTGACACCGGTAACGCATTATATCGAGCAACTATAACTGTTAAGCTAAACGCATACATATATAGAAAGTATAAGTCAAAAGCTATTGAGCAATTTAATCTTGGAATTGATGTTATTCCTGAGTATCTTGACGAACACAGTCTAATGTACATAGAAGATTATGTAGAATCACCTGCATTCTTAAAAGCACTTCGTGATAAAGGATATACAAGCCTATTGAGCTACATACAGAGTAAAGGCTATAAATCATTAGAAGATTTTATAGCAGCACTAAAAACAGGCAAGATCATAGACGTAACACTTTTAGGTACAGACGGAATCACAGTATCATATAAGATTCCGCAGTTGTTAGACGACACTGAGGTAAAGCCATGATAGACATATCTGTAAAAAATACAGTTGTTACAGAGGATAACAATATAGGTGCTATTATTTGTCATACACCGAAGTGCACTTTTGTAACTGATACTTTATCAGATAATAAGAGTCTTAACTGCAAATTAGTCCGCACTTTAGACGAGTTTAATGAGTACTTCGGCGATCCGTTTATTGATCCGTCTGTGTATTCCGATCTTGTACTAGCTTACGATTTAGTAAGACGTAATGTCCCAATGTACATATCATCAGTTTACGATATGCACGACGTTAGCGATGACGACTTTTCATTAGTATCTTATAATGGCTGCACTGAATTTTATTTTACAGATAAAGACGGCTACGATACAGTAGGATACAAACTAAAGTCTAATATAAAGTTCTGTCAATCGCTTATTAGACATATTGAGGTAACAAACAACGGACATGTGCTTCAGATATCCGTTGATTTATTTTACATTGATAGAAAACAGATAAAATCAAAGTCAGAGTTTGGCAGTTTATCAGACGCTAGACTATACAGGACTATCATATTTTCATTTGACATAGAAAATGCTACAGATTCTGAAATAAAATCAGAATTTTCAAAGTATGGATTAGAACTTGTTGTAAAAAACTCAGGCAGTGACGATAAAGCGTTAGTTAGTGAGCTAATAAATCATGCAAGTGACGTAACAAGCATATTTTTGAAGTCGTGTTTGCCTGATGATTATGGCGAGCCTTTACATGATCCTGAAAGATACGTAGTAACTAAAGATTATTGGTATGACACTCATACAAATGATTACAGATATGACTTTGATAGCGACAGTGAAGGGCATAACGACACTTCAGTAAATGCTTACAAGTCAGCTATTGAATCCCTTTTAGAAGTGAAGCCATCGCCTATCATGCTTTGCTTAGGACATCTATATAAGTCAAACAACATTTACGATAAAGATGATCCTACTTTATGTGTAAGCTCTTCACTAGTTGACGCAGATCCTAGCGCACATATAGGCATTATAAGCGTATTACTTGAAGCATTTGATTCTGATTGCGACACATATCTATTTACTAATACACCTGATTTATCAATCTCATCTACATTAAGTTTGCTATCTGCTGATAATAAATATGAGCAGACTATACTTTTAGGTGATCAGTATAATGCAGACTTATTTTTCGGATATGCCACTGACTTTGTGGATAACTCTTTAGCACATCCTAATTCAAGAAAGGCCGTATATTCTGCAGCTCTTCTTGCATTTTACAAGCTTATGCTTGAAAGAGACACTTATGTAACAAATAACTACGTAGACCTAAATATATCAAATCGTTGTGTGAAATTAGTTTTATCAGAGCCTTCTGCTAAAAAGTTATCTGACGCACGATGCAACTCAATGGTTATATTTGACATTGGAAGGCCTTCCACGTATGGTGACAGATCTTTGTCGTGGAAGCCAAATTTACGATATAGCCACATATCACGCAACTTTGTAAGACTGCGTAGGCTTATAAAAGAATATCTTGAAACTCGAAAGTTTATAGTAAATACTTATTATAATATACAGTCTTGCATAAACTATATACAATTAAATATTTTAGATGACTTTGTATCACGAGGCGTTTTGTCAAACTATACTTTGACATATAGCACAGAATACAAGTCAGTTTTTATACACATAAACTTACTATTTCCATCTATTGCCGAAACAATCTCATTAGATTTTACTATATAATAATATACGGAGGAAGCTATGCCAGATGTAGCGGGTAAACAATACACAAGTGCAGGGCATTTTGCAAGTCAAACAAACTTTGAAGTCCAACGCACTAATCACTTTGAAGTAGTTATCGATTTAAATAGCATTTTACCAAACGGACAGGACGTTAGCGAGCATATTAGACTTTCTGTTAAAAGTATATCTGCTCCAAAAGTTACTTCTGAAGCTATAACATTAAAGCACGGTAATGATACCGTTAAAGTTGCCGCAGCACCAACCTATGATGATCTTACAATTACTGTTTATGACACAATCGGTAGAGATCAAATTAACACTTTACAGTCATGGTACACAAAGGTCTTTGATTGGGATTCAAAACTAATGGGTCTTGTGAGTGACTATAAAACAAGCGCAGTTTTATACATGTACTCGCCTGACTGTTCAAAGATCCGTAAATGGATTCTTGAAGGTGTATGGCCAAAGTCATTTGGAACTTCTGATAACTTTGACTTTGATAACGCTGCAGCACAGACAGTCACATTAGAGTTATCAGTTGACCGCTATCACGAAGAAGTTGAGGGTGAAGCACGTTAAACTTTTATACATAGCTATGTATATTATTAGGGTGTAACATTTAGTGTTTACACCCTAATTTGTTATATAAAGAAAGAGGTTTTACTATGAAAATAATTGCAGTGTCTGATTTACATGGGAACACTATACCTATAAAAGATAAAGCCGACGTTTTAGTTATAGCAGGTGATTTTTCACCTTTATATTGTCAGCAAGATCCTATTGCTGTTATTGGGTGGTTTGATCGTGTACTAATTCCATGGTTAAAGCGTTTGCAGATAGATGACTTTGTTATTATACCAGGTAATCACGACTTCGCATGTACATTTTCATTTTTCAAAGATGATCTTGATACTATTCTGCATAGACATGGCATGAAAGATAGAGTCCATTACTTAAATAGAAGCTCTGTTACTATACAAGGTAAAAAGTTTTATGGCATTCCTGATACAGAGTCTCTAACAGGTTGGGCTTTTTCAAAAGCATTTAATGTAGATTACTCATTTGACGAAGACACTGACGTTTTGGTAACACATCAGCCACCACATGTAGGCAACGTAGGCTTTGTTAGTCAGCTAAATAGAGAGCTTGGCTCTGATAATTTACGATCTGTTATCTTAAACTCAAATATAGACGTAAATATATGTGGCCACATTCATACAGGCGATCATAGCAAAAATATGCTACAATTAAACAACGGTAAACTTGCGTGTATATATAATGTATCGATTCTCGACGAAGATTATGAAGTAGCTTATGATTATGCTACTATAACGATTTAAATAGAGGTTTGTTATGATCCACTACTTGCTTGATGTATCGTGGCTTTTGTACAGAGGCTATTATGCGTGTTCCAGGATATGGGAGTCATACCCTGAAATACATTTTTTATGCAAGAAAATAGAAAGCTTGCTCGCTCGTAAGGACGCTACTGTTCATTTATGTCTCGATGGCTTTAACACTAAAGGTAAGCGTATTTTAGGTGAACAGTATAAAGCGGGTAGACATCAAGAAGGCATTTACTATAATGTGTATGAAGGCTTATGCTCATTTATACACGCGCTTCATAACGATAGAATAAAAGTATACTATAATAAAGATTATGAGTCTGATGAGATCATTTTCACTCTATCACGTACACTTGACGGAAGAAAGAAGATTCTGTCAGGTGATAAGGATTTGTTACAATCATTAAAGTCAGACGTTGTTATTGAGTCGTTTAATGGACAGATAACTACTGATGAGACTTACAAGTTTGAGTATGCCGATAAGTTTTTTGAAATTGAGCCATCAAGATTGCCAATATTTCGTGCTATTGCAGGTGACGCAAGCGACACACTTAAACCGCCTGTTGCAAGATTTCCACGTAAACTTGCTGCTAAAATCGTAAATGCTGTACCCTATAATGGAAGCTGCCCTTCAATAGAAGACTTGAAATTCATTTCAGAGCAATTTAAGGATAGTGAGAAGAAGTGGATATCAAAACTAATTGATGCATATAAAGATTTCAGTATCAATTTTGAGATTATGAAGCTAAACGTTATTCAGGATGATCTAACTAATAATGAGTATAACTATCCTGAAGTGCAGTTTGATGACTTTCTAAAATCAAAAATAGAACGGCTAAACACATTATAGAGGTAAATATAATGGCATATAATAAAAGACTCACACTTGAGCAACGTATATCAAGATTAGAGCGATTACTAACTTCACGTACAGCAAAGATTTTTGAAGAGACTGATTACTTACAAGAAGAACTTAAGTTAGCTATTGATAAGTCTGATCTTCCTTTTGATGGCTACAGATTTACGCCAACAAACGATGGCCTTATTATTAGTTTCCCTGATGATCATTTTCTTAATGATCGCTACTACGAAATCACGTCAGGCGAGAATGAGCACTTTTACAAAGTACTTCTTCATGAGTATGATGAGCCTGACGAGTTAGGTGAAGCTGATTCAGGTAAAGAAATCGTACAGCTTATTGAAGATGAGTTAGACGAAGCTGTTTATGGTGACGATGCATGGTAGTCAATTATATAGTCTAATTAAACAAACTACCCACAATGGTGTATATAGCTATTGTGGGTTTTATTTTATATACTCTATGAAAGCAATAAAATTATGGAAGAGAAAAACTATACTTTATCAGATATTCAGCAAAAGTCAGTAAATAGACTTAAAACAACAAACGCTCATGTGATCGCGCTCTCGCCAGGCTGTGGAAAAACACTTTTGGTTCTTTCTTTCATACAAGACATTCTTGAGGGTAACAACGATAAGTGCATTTTTATGATTCCAAAATCAGCAAGAGCTGCATTCTTAAAGGAAATGGATACACGCATAAAGCAGCCTTACATTTTAATATGCGCAGGAAAGCCATACTCGTATAGTGAGATGGAAAAGCATCGCTTTATCTTTATAGAAAATACATTAGTTAGCAAATACGTAGAAGATCTTGTATCTCTTGCAAACACTCACACATGCCATCTTGTTATAGACGAAGCTCATTCTTTACAAAATTCAGACTCTGTATTTTCACGAGCTGCTTGGGAAGTTAGATGTTACTGTAAACGCATATACGCGATGACAGCTACACCACTTATGAACTCAATCGAAGGCTT